TGTAAGTTCTTTAATTGTTGTAAATGTTAGCTGACTTGGTATGTAACGCGCCTGCAAAGCATCTATACGTTCATCAGTGTATTCTGGCCCACGTAGCTTTAGACGTTCCCTGCATAGATCCCAACCTGGTAAGTAATCAGCGACCTGTATACGCACCTGTAACGCTTCTGCAGCTTGTATCATCATCTTTGTTGGGAAGTTGCCTAGAACACGCATTAACATTTGTCCTCGGCTTTGTAAGCGCTTGATAGCTTCCATCAACACTACTAACGATGCGTTCGGTGCGTTGTGTGCTCTACGATACGCAACACGTAGTGCAGCGATTGGCGCTATGAGACTATCTAGATCAGTGATGTTCGGGTTAGTCCTACATATTGTGGTCTTACCGGCTCCGTTAGGTGCATAGACATATAAGAGCACCTGTTTTCCCATGGTCTGCTCCACTATATGTAATCCAGGTACACTTGTCGCACTCCTTGATGCCCAGCTCCTGAAGGCCCAGGCGGATATAGCAGCTCGTGGTGCCAGCACACGCCGTTCAAGAATCGATGCATATTGTGACCAATCCTTTCCCTTGAGTGTGGGTGCAAGTACGCTGAAAGTTCCCGCCATACTTGCTAATTGAGGATCCACGCCGAGTCTTGATACCAATTCATCCTCATCCCTAGGTCTGGTCGACATTCCGACTTTTGACAGAAAGAGCACCATTTCATGTGTACGGTATGGTTCTGCCCTAACCACTGTATGTGGGCGATAGATGCGCTTCTTCCTGATTGGCCATACCTTGGCGACAGCTTCACGTAGCTCCCGCTGTCGATAGTCGCCAAAAGCACTACCATGTGACACCTTCAGCAATTCAGATTTGTAGCGTTCTACCTTCCTTGCTTGTAGCACGTCTAGTTGCTTGGAGACTGTTTCCATCCAAGCTTCAGTTGCATTCTTGGGCCATGAGTCTCTTGGTTCTGGAGTGTTGCGCACCGTGGGTGGAGGATCAGTCTGACAATCCCACAATGGATGCTTGTAACCAGGACTTCGGTAGCTCCACCACTCTAGTTCGATATACTTGTCATCTCGTGGTAGACGCATCCCAACGTCGAGGTATGCACATGCCAGATGAAAAGCCGCGACATAAGGCAGACCACGTGCGTGCGCTTCCCACCATGAATCCGACATAGATGGGACCATGTTGTCATACCAAGAGGCAGATGGTACATACCAGTTACCACTAGCCAGTGTCATGAGTATAGCAGCAAGTGGACGTTGCAGATCTGAGTTTGGGTATTGCATCACTTGTAGGAACTCAGCATGTTTGGCACCAGCTAGTTGTTTTCTTGGATTGACTTGATGGCCCTCCATAGGTAGGATGTTACCATAAACAATTGCTGACACCAAATCTTTCCACACTATGTGCTCATCATCTCCCGCTAAACTGGCATCCTCACTGGAGGTCATGACACATGAATAACCAAGAGCCTGAGCATCTGCTATGGCTACTCTTATATCGCAGTAGTGCTTGTCACAGTGATCACGCATGGTGTTTCGGTGTCCCGAGAACAGTCCTGAAATGACTCTCCTGGTGTCTTCGTCTTCTTTCCCAAACTCAATGAATGACACACTTTTCGAAGCAGCATTCCACAACGCACATTGCGCCTTCTCACGACCATATGGCGCAGATACCGCCAACCAAGCTTTAGCACGTGCGAGATCAAGGAGTATCAGTTCCTGCAGTAAGTGTTCCGAGTTATAGTCCGAATAGTCAGTACTGAGGTGATATCCAGTCTTCTGTGCTCTCTTGATCCATACCATAAAGTCCTCTATCCCTTGACGCGCGCAAACACCATCATCCATCACTTTTTCCGCGTGGACAGCTTCATAAGCGGATATCAAATATGGTATATCATTGCTAGCGTACAAGGCACGATACTTGCCACCTGGTTCCTTCTT